ACAGAAGCATCCAGCAAGAAAATATAATACTGCAAGTACGTTTTGATGGTTTCTAATATCCATTACTCAACAGGTATTTCTTCACTCCATTCTGGCGTTTGCATAAGTGCCAAAGCCTCTTCGTGTGTTAAAGTTTGTAAAGGAACTATTGTTCCATCTTCTATAAATGTTGGTGTGTGATGCCATTTTAAAACAAATTCAGTTAAAGCTAAATTTATTCTAATCGTATCAATACTTGTTTCTCCAACTTGTGAATAGTCTACTGCGTTTGCTGCTGCTATGTCTATTATTCCGTAATGTTCAAATCCGTGCATTTTATTTTATTTTAATTCGTTTTTATGTAGGTACATCTGTGCTTCGTACTACCGTGTTATCTAATACTCCATCATTTCCACCTGTTCCACTATCTATAGCAGTTGTTCCTGTTCCCTCAAAACGCCACCAAGAAACAGGCGATAGACTACTAATGTCATTAGGAACTCCATTGTTGTATATAGTTTCTATGTCAGTTGAACTTAAGGCACTACTGAAATAGGAAACCTCGTCTACTAATCCATCAAAATAATTTTGGTCTAAATCAGATGTAAAAATTCTGCCTATGTTTATAGTGTCAAAACTTGCCATATCGTTTAACCATTTTTGGTCATTAGTAGACACCAAAAAAGTCTGTGCTACTGCCACTCCATCAACATATAATTGTGGACTTACTCCATTTTGTACTATTGCTAAATGCGTCCAAGCTCCAACGCTAAAAGGATTTACATTAGCATAAACAATAAATCCTGATGATGAGTTAGACGTTGTACGCATATCAATAGTAAAACCAAGTGATGAACTTAAGTTTAAAATTAAATATTGCCTTGTTTGTGTGGATGCACTAAAATTTAATATTGTTTGATTACTTGAAATATCATTAGGGTTTACCCATACAGAAATTGTTCCCTCATTATCTGCACTAATAGAACTTGCAGCACTGTTACAATCAACATAGGCATCCATTCCATCAAGCTCTATACTTTGAGTATTGCTAAAACTTGGCGTTGCACCTGTTCCTGTTAAGTTGGTTTCTGGACTCAAACTATTTGCGCAAACTTCGCCAAAATCTATAGTATTATTTGTTGCTGATTTTCCGAATCCATTCGTGTTTTCAACTGCTGCCTGTCCCCAATATATCGTATTTGCCATTATTAATAAGTTTTATGTAGTACAAAGTTTGCACTATGTATTTCGTCTTGTGTTTTAGCTTGTCCCCATTCTGCCGTAATATCTATAGTGTTTGCAATAGTTGAATCAAAAGCTTCTACATCTTGAAATACATAACCCTCAAGTCCTCCTGTGTTTCGTGTATATGCAAAATTCCCATTAGTACAAATACTTCCACTTGCACCGATAGCTGCTATTGTGAAATCTATTTCACATTCCCATCCTAAACCAGTCGTAGGACTTAAAGAAATAGTGCCTGTTGTTGCTAATACCGTTGCACCACTTTTTATCCTTATTGTGATATCGTCGCCATTTTGTGCTGAAATTTCGCCACCAATTTTTGCGTGGTAAGAATCTCCTACTACAAAGTGATCTGCTGGTATTGTTAAACTTCCTACTCCACTTCCAACTATACTCGTTTCTGTTGTTGTGTTTGTTAGTGTTGCACTAACTACCGTTTGTGCATATAATCCTGTCGTTGGTTGGTTAAAAGATAAAGTTCCTGCACCATCAGTTTTAAGAACTTGTCCTGCCGTTCCATCTGCCGTAGGAAATGAATAAGCATTGTTGAAGCTTATAACATCAGCTGCACTAATTTTAAATACATCTGCGCCACTATTTTGAAAAGCCAAGTAAACACCGTTTAAATCTATTGTTCTGTTGCTTCTAATCGTGCCATCTATTAAATAAATGTTACTTCCTGCAATAGCCGATATTTCTGCGCCTGTGATTTTCTTTGATACGTAACCACCAGCACCATCAGATTCTGCAATAACAAATAAATCCGTGTTTGCTAAATTAGCACTCTTTGCCGTTAGGTCGCTGATCTTTATTTCTGCCATAATATTTATTTAAAAACGTCTGTAAACGTTTTACGTTCTTTTCTTTTGGTGTATAGTGTTTCTTCATAAAATCCAACCTGTGAAATTTGTACTTTCGTTTGGACTCATATCACTTCCTGTATTTGTATTGTATTCTGGAAACGTGCTGCTATTGTCACATATATAATCTACAAACCTTTCTTTGTAGTGCATATAAGTCTGGCGTTGTTTTTCTACTAAAAAATCTATTTCTTCTTTACTTACCGTTTCTGAATTTTCTGCTCCGTGTTTATATACACCTTTGTTTGCAATAGTTACTGCACTAAAAGGCAAGAATTCTAACATACTGGCGTGAATTAAGGCAGGCTTTACATAAATTTCTAATAAGTCTTTATACGGATTTGCCAAAGTTCCTGCAATTATTTCTGCTTGTAGTTTTTCAAGTAGTTTAGTTCCTAACATAGATTGTATATGTATATCCTGTGCGATTGAAACGTACTGAATAAATTTATCCGTGTCTATGTTTCCGTTCATATTTGTGAAACGAATCGCGTCTTGTCTGCTTATTAATAGTGCTTTTGCCATTATTCCCAGTATTTTCTTGTGTTTGGATTATTAGGACTATACCCTTTTGTTGGTGTGTTGTGTGGCTCTATACTTACTAAAGGATTATTTTTAACCGTATATCCGTATTTTTCTCCAATTTGTTTGGTTATTTCTGAAACCTTTGCACTTCCTAATGGTGCTTTTTTATTAAAGCTTACATACGTTCTTCGTTTCCACGAATGTTTACAACGTGCCCCCCCAGAATGTAACCAAATCGAATAATTGTCTGCTCCAAATTCTCCAAAGCCAGGATTTGCAGGTTGTGAACTTAAAGCAATAATATCTTCTTTACGATATACTTTACTTGCTCTCATCATAGCACGGCAAAATTTACGTTGTGGTGCAGGATTACCAGTATATTGATAACGAACTTTAAAATACAAACCATCAACTTCTTTATCTTGTTCAGATGTTTTGTTAGGTGCTGCACGCCCTGTTCTCAATAAGTGAACTATTTTACTTAAAGTTGTTTCTTTAGGTCTTAATTCGTCTTTTAATAGTGCAAGTTGTTTATCAAAATTATCGTCAAGTTCGTGGTTTACTTTTCTTTCATCTACACAAATAAATTCATCCTGTTCGATGTCTTCTCCTGTTTCTAAAAAGTCTTGTAATTCTTTACTTAAACCACTTAATTCTAATCCTGTTTCTTCTTGTATTTGTTCTTCTGTTTGTACGTTTTCTAAATCTACAAACTCCAAAGGTTTCAACGTTCTAAAGAATAAGTTTAAAGATACTCCGTTGTATGCAAGTATCTGATCAAACGCATCCAACAAAAGTTCTTGCATCGGTGCTATAACCATATTTGAAAACAACGCAAACGAATCCTTTAATTCGTCTGAATTACTGCTAAATCCGTTAGAGGATGCTATGCCAAACAATAAAGGACTCGTTACATTGTGTGCTAACATTATTTTTCTTAAACACTCTTCCGATAAAGTACTATACAAATCTGGTGCATCATTTACAGGCATTGAATCAACTGTTGTTTTAGATTCTGCATTGTTGTTAAAAGCTACTATTAACTTTTCGCCACTCATTCCTGTTAGTTGGCTTTGTACTTTGTTCTTTATTATTTGTTGTTGATCTTCACTTGGAACACCGTTGTTGAAGTTCACTACACTTCGTCCACTAAATCCATTTTCTACTTCGTTTATTAAGTATTCAGAAATATCTTCTTCTAAAACTGCATAAGGAATACCACCAATATAATCTGGTAGTGCATAGTATTTCATTCCTACACTATATGGCTTTATAAAATAGATTTCAATATCTTCTTTTGAACATCCAAACGCAGGAATTCTTTTTGGCTTGTAGTTTCTTAAGTCAGTCCAATCGTCACTATAATAGTAAGCTTCAATTTTGCCGTTTTCCGAATTGCACTTTTCGGCTCTTAAAAGTTGTACAGGTATATGATGAACTTGTGCTATTTTCTTTCTGCCTTTCGTGTATATGACTTGTACGGCACATTGTCCTAATAACTTTAAATCCGTACATAAGTGCCTTACACAATCTTTATTAAATAGTGACATCATTTGTGCGTACTCATTTGGCTTTCTTGATGCGTCTGTTGCACTTAAACCTCTTCCGTATACTAATCGCGTGATGTTGTTTATAATTGCGTTGTTAGTAGTGCTATTCGTGTATCTGTCGATCAAATACTGATAGTAGTTATTATCCGTACCAAATTCAACCCAATCTTCTCTTTTAGATTCTTTGATTACAGGCGCTTCGTAGCCACTTAATTCTAATACGTGTATGTTATTACTCATAAATAATAAATTCGTTGTTACTGACGTTTGAAGTAAATTCTCCATCATTTACTGAATAGTTTACAACTGGCGTTTGATCCGTTACAAAGATTCTATCCTTGTGTACTATCGTTGTTCCGTTTTTTAGTTCCAAAGTGTAAAAAGTATTGTTTACTAAATTGAATAAACCATTAACAAAAGTTGCGTTTATTGTATCGTAGTAATCGCCATTTGCAAAACTTGTTATTGTTATTTCAGTTGTTACGTTTGTAGATTCTCCTGTGATATATAACGTGTCATAAGTTTGGCTTCTTGGTATAAAGCTAAAACTTTGTTCTGTTGCTATCGGTTGTAAAATAATCATATCTACTATAATAACTTTTTTTTAAATATTTTGTTTTTAATTCGTGTTTATGTAAACAAAAAAAGGCACTCCGAAAAGTGCCTCTTTGTTATGAAAGGTATAAGAAAGAATCTTATTTATACAGTACCATCATTGATAACTGCATCAGTTCCTGTTCCATCTGCAAAAATTTCTGCAAGACTTCCTGTTCCCTCAATTGTAGTACAATCCAAGAAGAAAGGCATATCCTGTTCCATTCCAACAAATTCCAAAGAATAGCCATTAAAATCTGTCATTCCATCTCCTGAAGATACGGTTCCAGAATTTACATCCATTCCCTGCGCAAATCCTAATAAAAAGAACTGATTTGACATAGTCTGACAGATAACGCGAGGTCTTCCAAATGCCAATAATTTCACATTTTTTCGTGCTACTGCGTCTTGTCTTTTTAATCTGATTTTTAAATTTTGATTAAAAACCGTTGTACCATTAGAACGCGAAGATTCGATAGCCGTTTCCAGACTATTGCCCTCGCCTTTTAATTCGTATTTGTATAGCGTTAAAGCTGCTGCTGGTGTCCAAGCAGTAATTTGTTCGTCAGCATCATACGTAATTGTATCTGATTCTGACAAATCGTCGAAATTGGCGAAAAATATATTTTTTATGCCAGAAATTGAATCCTTGCACTGCTCAATTCGACCTGAAGTAATATCACAACTCATTTTTTTAAAGTTTTATGAATAAAAAAAGGCAGGTACTTTTACCTACCTTTCTTTAATCTGATTAATATTATGAATAAACTACACAATCGTTAGCTATTCCTACTTGTGCGCCTACTTGCATTCTCATAACGATTCTTACGTTATCAGATCCATCATATAAATGAACTGGAATTACAGAAGCTTCTTGCCAATCTGACAATAAAGACGTTCCGAAATACAAGTTAGAAGTCTGTGCTGCTACCATTGAATTGTCTGCCAATCCGTTAGCAACGAATACAGGAATACCATCGAAAGAAAGACTTCCGTTTGTATACCATTGTGTTCCTTTGTTGTCAGTACCATTTGCACCAAGTCCTGCTGCTGCAAAACCACCTAATGCACGTACATAATTTCTTGCGATATTTGAAGATACATACAATTTCAAATCTTCTGCACCGTAAACTGTTGTAGGTATAGCATCAATTACTTTACCCATTTCATCAATTACGTTAGCTGCCGTAGAAGCTACTGAAGCAATATCTTGTGCTGCTGGTAAACCTGCTGCGTTTAATAGTGTAACGATACCATCATAAGCATTAGCACCATTAACACCTGTCCATAGTAACGTTTCGTTAGAAGCTGCAACTTTAGAAGCAACATATCCTAATAAGTAATCTTCAAAAGATTTAGGAATATCTGCAAAAGCAGAAGCACCCATCTCAATTGCTGAAAATGTGTTATGAAATTGGCTTCTACAAAGTTGTAAATTTACTTGCATATCTTTAACAGTCAATATGCTTTCGCCCATTGTTACAGTACGTGTTTCGTCAAAATCACAAGTTGCATCTTGGAATAAGTCGTTAGTATCAATAGTTTGTAATACTGATTTTCCTTTGACGTTTTCAAGAACGGTAACGCCACCGTTTTCAATTGTAGGCGCACTTAAAAGAGCTGCGGAAATGTATTTCCCTGCTGCCATTCCTGCATAAGTACTACCTGGAAATGTCGGCTGATCTGCCATAATTTTTAGTTTTTAATTATTATTATTTATTTATTTAATTTTTTGAATACTCTGTCAAGAGTTGTTTCAGTTCTGTTTTGTGCGTATAACATTTTTTCTCTTACTTCCTTATTTTCTGGATTGAAAGAAATTGGCTTAACTGCTGGATCAAGTTCTTCAGTAGAAAGTTCCGTTTTTTCGTCTTCAACAACTTTTTCAGAAGTTACTTCTTCTGTTTCTACTTTAGAAAGGTTTTGAAGTTTTGCTTTAAGTTCTTCGTTTTCTTTTTTCAAAGTTTCGATTTCATTAAAGAAAGTTTCTTTTACGATTGACTCAACTACTTTTTTAACAGGCT